ACTTTGAACGCTCTCCTGCTTTATGGATTCTCAAGTCTACTCCGTCACTAAAGCGTAGCCATAGTTTCGGATAACCTGTTACTTTGTTGAGTAAGTCAACCACACCTTGAACACTAGGTATTCTTCGGATAGGTCTAGGATTTTCTATTCGGTCAATTAACTTGACCGCATAGACTTCCTGTTTCTCAGTTAAATCTCCATGCTTGTAAGCATAAGAAAGTAACGATTCCGCAAAGTCAGAGTCTTTTTGAGAAGACAATCTGTTTGACTCTTTCAAGTCAATCAGCTTCTCGACAGTAGGTAACGTCATATCGACTCCTTATTTTGTTAAAGAAACTTCTGTGCACCGTGGTAAACAGAAATAATTATTGAGTGCCTAATAATTAAGGCTCTCAGGAGAACACACCCCAAACCAGTTCAGGAAAACCTAAACTAGTTCTAGTTTGGTATGCTCTTTTCTTTTTACTATCATCACTTTCTTTTTGGAAAAGAAAGGACGCAATAGAAAGAAAAGAAAACACCGAAAGGAAAGGGGGGACGAATCCCCCCAACCTATTTAAAGAGAAGTTGAATTTCCCCAATCATCACAAAACATTTATAGCTATTGATTTAGGTTTTGAAACACCTAAATTGTCTACTTCAAAATTCCAATAAGTATCGTGGATTTTTTCTGCTAACAGTTCAATTTGTATGTGAGTGTTGGGGTCATAACCAAGTTCATTAACTGAACGGTTAAGTTCATTTATTAGTTCTTGTATTGTCATTAGCTTGACTCCTTATTTTTAATTAACCGTTTCATACTTTCGTAATCCTCAGTAGGAATACACATTCCTATACGGAGAGGGAGAGTAAACTCTCCCTCTAAATAGAGCAGTTTTTACAGTCATGCTCAGGACTGTGGAGTCGACTTTCGCCGATTTAAGAATCAATCCCTATTACTTCTCCCCAATCAACAAATTCAGTTGTCCCACAAGATGCCCAGATTACAGGGTAATCAGGTGCTTCTTTAGGGGGTCTTCCAAATCCGTCAGTCAGATAGATTAGGCACTCAGGTTGCCAGTTAAATTTTTCAACCCATTCAAAAGGGGGAGCGAAACTCGTTCCGCCACCACCTCTAGCTTGGTAAGTAAACTCCACGTCTTGCTCAAACTCTTCGACCTTCGTAACTTCATCATCACAATAAAGCACTCGGACTAGAGTAGGCTTGACTTCAGCTAAGATAACATTGATCTCGTGAGCGAATACAGATTCATAACCGAAAGTAGAACCACTGGTGTCGATAGCAATAACTATCTCTCCACAACTAGTTCCGTATGGAGAAGGAAAATAAGTTCCTTCGCCAATGAATCTTCTATTAGGTCTTGACCATGTATAGTCATCTTTATTTAAAGTAGCTTCAACAATATGTCGGCGGAGTAAAGTTCGCCAGTCTATCTCTTCTGCTTTAGATATGTCCTCTATACGAGAATCAATCTCTGCTCCCAATGAACCACGTCCGATATTGGCATGAGTCTGCTTCGCAGTAAGAAGATCACGAGAAACAATTCTCTCTAACTTCTTAGCTTCCGCTTCATCAAGCACACCACCGTCCTCAGAGGTAGCATCCCAGACCTCTCCAACTTTGGAGAATCCTTTCGGCTTGCCCTTCGGCTCTTCTTCACTTTGACCTTGACCGCTTCCACCTTTTTCATTCTCATCTGAATCAGAATCATCTGAGTCAGAATCGTTTGAACCAGAATCAGAATCAGAATCAGACTCTTCGCCAGACTCATCTTCCTCGCCATGAGGGTCTTCGTCTGGGTAGTTATCCCATTCATCTTCATCTTCTAGATGTTTATAAATCTTCTCAGCGTGCCAACCATGAAATCGATAGTCATGCAGTGAACCTACTGGAAGTTCAAATCCATGTCTTTCAATTATCGGATTGATTGCAAGGTCGCAAGCTATATTCCATTTCTTAGGATTTCGCTTACCCCTTCTTAAAGGGTGTAAAAATATGACATGAAGAACCTCATGCACAATTACACCGAGAAGATATTCAGTAGACGTAGCATCAACAAACAGAGGATTGAAATAAATCTTTCTTCCGTCAGTAGCCATAGTCTCAGTTTGATTGGAAACATGAAGACCTAACTTCATCGCTAACTGTCCGAAAAATACATTCTTGAGAATTAATTTTGATCGAACACCAATCAATTTATCTTTAGCTTGTTTAACATCATTATCATTAAACATTTTCGACTCCTTATATTTAATTAACTGTTTCATACTTTCGTAATCATTCAGACCGAGTACACACTCGATTACAGTTAAAGTATAGGGGGGGAGAAAACTCCCCACCCACACTCATCAACAAGAAATAATTATTGAGCACTTAATAATTAAGGCTCTTATGACTTCTTGTTGGTTCTGGCTAGAAGGTCAGCCGCACTTGAAGCAACATCTTTAGCAGACTTCGCTACCTTTTTTCTCTTTGAAGAATCTTCTCGGAGAGTCTGGGTATCGTCTAATGTTAGGTCAGAAGAAATCTTCTGCCTTAGCTTCTCAATCTCTGGGTCACTATTCACATTAAGATCGCCAACAGTTGTTGCTAGGTCTCGTAGGTTCGGCACTAAAGAATCGTTGAAGAAACCTTTTCCCTTATTCTCTGGGTCATATTTATTTAATGACTCAGAGACAGTAGAAAGTTTCTCAACTACTCTAGTGAGTAAAACTTTACGAGCAGACTCAAAGTTACCCTCAATCTCTTTGCTTAACTTATTCCTTAGCTTGTCTTCCTCAGAGCGAGATAAACCCACTCGTAAGTCAGAAGAGTTAGGAATAGGCTGAACCTTGCTTTCAAATTTAAACTTGTCTCTGAGTTCTTCTACCGACTTGTAATCGGATATATCGAACGCTTCGCCAAGAATATCTTTATCAGCAGTGATTAAGTTGTCATAGTTCTTTAAGAATGCTTCAACCTCTTTGTTAAATTCATTCTCAAAATCAGCTATGTCTTTTTGCCAACGTCTGTAAGTAGAATCAGTTCCTCTAACCTCAGTGCTAATCAATCGCCAACCTTCCGTTCCGTCAGACCAAGGCAGAGTACGGTCAGAAATATAATTTCTAACCTTACCTACAATCTTCTTAATTTCTTTTAAGTAGTTGTAGCTACTGACTAAGTTTTTTGCCACGTTAATTGCTTCGCTAGAAGCATCGTGGGTATCAGCGACAGCTTGAGACAATTCCCTGTCTCGTTTAACACCAGAGTAAGAACCAATTTCTACTCTAACCAGTACCGCTTTAGAGCGGACACCTTCACTTGATTTAGATTTCATATCGACTCCTGTTATTTAATCTAATTAATAATTGACCACTCAATAAAGAGTAGCCACCTAGACAGACAAAAGTCTAATGAGAACTTTCATCTGTTTCGCCTGAGTTTCACAGGCTCATCAGTAGGCTAGTTTTCGTACTCAGCTAACTCGGTAACGAGTTCTTGGTACTCAACAGTCTGACTTATGTCAGGACATTCGACCTCAGCTTGCCTAACAAACAGAGTTAAAAACTCTGCTTCGTCCCAACGCTTTAGATAAGTGATGATGTTAGAAAATCTATCTTCATTCACTTCCCTAGAGAGCACACCAATCAGTGCCCACTTGGTATCTATATCGTCAGGGACTTCGGCAGTCTTAGGTTTCTCAAAAATATCTTTGGGGTCTCCAAGAGACCTAGCTATTTTTATGAACCCTTCCAAAGTCAATGCCGCTCCTTCGCCAATCGAACCTTGTATAAGGTCGAACTCGACTTCTTTAGGAGCATCAATATATCTTGATGCCCTTACGAAAGAACGAGGGGTAGGAGAGACTCTGGCTTTAGGGTCAAAGTCATTAACCAATTCTGGCTTCCATTGTGATGCCGCTATCGCTAGAGGATTCACACCAGATTGTCTTGCCCATTCTGTCCACGACTCTAAATCAAATTCGACATCTATATGTTCGAATCTGTCAGAGAGTGCCGCTTTCAGTTTGGTTACTCCGCAACCGTCTTGCTCTCTGTTGCCTGCGGCAATTATCCAGAGATTTTTTGGTGCGGTGTAATCTCCCAATCTTCTCTCTTGAATTAAAGAATAGAATGCCGCCTGAGTAGAGGGCGATGCTAAGTTTAACTCGTCAAGAAACAAGACATGCTTGTCTGTTAATTGATGTAGAAAGTTGGGGATTAACCAACGGACATATTCGGCATCAGTTATAGGCAACCCACGAACATCAACAGGATCAAGTTGTGATGCTCTCACGTCCACAAGTTTACGACCTTGAAGGTCAGTAAAGTCTTGAACGAAAGTTGTCTTTCCAATACCTACGCTTCCCCATAGCCATACAGCATAATCTGGGTTAACGCTAAAGTGGTGCAATAATGCACCAGTTAAATTATTCAATTTCATTTGTCGACTCCTTAAAATTTATTGAATTTAAAAACACACTGCGAACACAGTGTGACCTAGACCAGAACAAATGGGTTCTGGTTTTCTGTTTCGACCCTTTAGGGTCATCATCAGCGAGAGCACACACTCTCGGACAGAAGGGAGAGCGAACTCTCCCAACTCATAATGACTAGCAGATACCAAGTCTCTTTTCTAATTCTTCAATAGAAAGATTTCTACTTTCTTCTATATCGGAAATTATTTTTTTCAAAAGTTTTTTATCTTTCCATATTGAAGAAATATCAAGAGAATTATAACCGCTCTGCACTAACTCACATTCGACTTCATTAAAGTCTTCTATGTTAATTGCCATATCAACTCCATATTTAGTTTCTGTTTCTGCTTTCGCTTCATTCAGCCTAGACACACATCTAGGGACAGAAGGGAGAGAATAAATTCTCTCCCAACTCAATGACACCGCAACAACGTAAGTTGTCTTAGTGTCGGAGTCGGAGTCTAGTAATTAAGTTTAAACAATTCTCGCCGCTCAACACAGCAATTACGCACATCATTCAGCCGCCTTTAGCTTCCTTCTAAATCTAATCTCTTATCGCTCTCTCTTTCCGTTCAGCCTGTTTCTTTCCGCAAGCAGTTATCGTTGCTACTGTCGGTACTCGATTGAGTTCCAAGTAAGTCTTTAGTTAGTGATGATTGTCAAAATGTTGAACACCTTTCGGAAACATAGTTTCGTAATCCAAGTTCGTCTTATGACCGTAATGGCAGACCGTTGTGTTCTTAGTCTGGCTACCGATTCGTTCTTAGGGAGATCACTTTTTAGCTTCTTCGCTTGGCTTGGATCAGGCTCGGTTGCGACACCTAGAAGTAGTTGGTTCTTTCTCGTCTTGAGGGAAACCGTTCCTTCCGTTTTCTCACTTTAAACTTTCGTACCTTCTTGGCGTGGCTCAGTTTAGAGTCATAAGTTGTGGACTGAGAAATCATTATGGACTAATAGATACCCAAAATCAACAAATGGGGTATGGATTAAAACACCGCATCAGCTTTAGCTGATATTGTGGTGGCATCATCTACAGGTAACAGACATGACCAAAGAGAAAGACAAAGATAACAAAGTAACCAGAATCAAATCTAACCTCACAGCTAAACAAGAGAAGTTCATAGAAGGAGTAGCCAAAGGTCTGTCGGCAAGTGAAGCGTACAGGCAAGCGTACAACACCAGTAAAATGAAATCCTCTAGCGTGTGGACGGAAAGTAGCGTTCTCATGTCGAACCCTAAAGTTACCAGAAGGTTGAAGGCTATCTATAAGAAGAGAGAGGACACTGCAGTGGCTTCTGCTGTCTCTTTAAGGTCTTGGATTCTAGAGAGACTACAAGCAGAAGCAAAGGATCAAGACAACAATGAGTCAGCTAGGATCAGAGCACTCGAACTCTTGGGCAAGACCAACGAGATTAAACTGTTCAGTGAAGTCATCGAGAACGTGAACGTGGACAAGTCAGCAGACCAGATCAAAACAGAACTGGAAGAACGCATCTCACGTCTCATAGTCAGCAATAACGACTGACTGCAAAATAATTATTAAGGCGTCACGGAAATATTTCTAGCGACCTATTCTGACGCACACTCAGAAGACGGTCTCCAGAGCAAGCACGCATTCGCAGACACGCACACATGCAAGCAGACATGATTGAACGACAACCAGATGACACATCACACGCAAGAGGGGTCTGGTCTCAATCGCTCGATAAAGGAATTAGAAGCCCCCCACCCCCTCCTGTGCGAGTACGTCCACCTGATACCCTTATCTGGGTTTCACGCAAACGATTTCATAATTTTCATAGGGGGGGTACTATTTTTTTTCCGCTAGGGTCCCCTCAACCTATGTACCCTATATTTTCTTGGTTTGTTCTGGTACCATAGAAACAGGGGGCAGCATTATGACACCGAGACAACGGGACGTACTGGAGTTTATAGACCACTACTGGAAGCAGAATCACTGTGCTCCGAGCATGGAAATTATTTGTCGGGAGCTGAACATGAACTCCAAGTCTAATATCCACAGGATCATCCATTTACTCATTGATGACGGCTATTTGAGTATGAAGCCGAATCGTCCTCGTACCGTCCGAGTTGAAAAAATACCGTGGGAACGCTTGACGAACTTGTGAAGAGGGGGTAATGTGCTATGGTCGAGAGAAAAACCGTCACTAGAGATATACTAGATACTAGAATTAAACTAAGGGTTTTTATAGTTAGTTTAGTTCTAGTTACTAGATATATACTAGAGGGATTTATGTTAAGTCCCTCAACCCGCTTGGGCTTTATTTACATAATCTTTGACATACTCTCCAGAGATTCCACGGGTCGAGGGGCTTCTTGTTCAGAATGCAGAATATAATTTCACAGATAAACCAGTTGCCTTTAGTCCAGCAGAAAGAAATGCTGAAACTATTGGAAGACTATGAAGAGGCGAAGACACGGGAACAATGCCGTGCTTCTTATATGCCCTTTGTGCGGGAAATGTGGGCAGCGTTTATCGAAGGCAACCACCATCAGATTATGGCGGAGGCTTTTGAAAAGGTTTCACGAGGTGAATTGAAACGCTTGATTGTTAATATGCCTCCCCGACACACCAAGTCAGAGTTTGCCTCGTACTTATTGCCAGCGTGGTTTCTGGGAAACTTTCCTGAGAAGAAGGTTATCCAGACTGCACACACGGCAGAGCTGGCGGTAGGCTTCGGACGTAAGGTGCGTAACCTAGTCGGCTCGGAAGAGTTTAAAAAGATTTTCCCTGACGTAGCTTTGCAAGCGGATTCAAAAGCTGCGGGTCGCTGGAACACAAACCATAACGGCGAGTATTTTGCGATAGGGGTTGGCGGAGCGGTAACGGGTAAAGGAGCCGATCTGCTAATTATCGATGATCCGCATTCTGAACAGGAAGGTCAGTCGGTAGACCCTGCTGTCTTTGACCGTGTGTACGAATGGTACACTTCAGGTCCACGACAGCGACTACAACCTGGCGGAGCCATCGTGGTCGTGATGACCCGTTGGCATAAGAGGGACTTAACAGGACAAATACTCAAGTCTTCCATAGAGCGAGCTGGAGCAGACGATTGGGAGGTTATCGAATTTCCTGCCATCCTACCTTCGGGTAAGGCACTGTGGGAAGAGTTTTGGCATCTGGAAGAATTGGAGAAGTTAAAGGCAGAACTGCCTGTCTCCAAATGGACCGCCCAGTATCAGCAAGACCCAACGGCTGAAGAAGGGGCGATTGTCAAACGAGAATGGTGGAAAACGTGGGAACAGGAAGAACCGCCGAAGTGCGAATTTGTTATTCAATCTTGGGACACGGCTTTTCTTAAAACACAACGGGCGGATTATTCAGCCTGTACCACTTGGGGTGTTTGGTACAACGTGGGCGATGACGGTTATTCGCAACCGCAACTCATCTTACTGGACGCATTCAAGGACCGCATGGAGTTTCCAGAACTGAAACAATGTGCGTTTGATACATGGAAGTCATGGCAACCCGATGCTTTTATCATAGAAGCGAAGGCTGCTGGCAGTCCCTTGATCTTTGAATTGAGGGCGATGGGCATACCCGTATCGGAATATTCACCGTCCAGAGGCAACGATAAAATAGCAAGAGTAAACGCTGTTGCTGATTTGTTCGCATCTGGTTCTGTGTGGGTTCCCGAAAGAAGATTTTCAGAAGAAGTAATAGAGGAATTTGCTGCGTTTCCGAGCGGCGATCACGATGATTTGGTGGATTCCAGTACGCAGGCTTTACTGCGTTTTAGGCAGGGCGGCTTTATTCCGCTTGCCACCGATGAAGAGGATGAGCCTCTATTGTATGACAGACGAGCAGATTATTATTAGTTAGGAGAAAACTATGGCACTTCAAAAAAGAATTAACCGACAGCAAAGAAGAGCAAGAAGAAGGGCAGGAAGGCAAGGAGCCCTTCCTGAACAACAACCATCTGATCCATACCCACCAAGAATACTAAAAGCATTCCAGGGTGGTTCAACGGATGAAATTAAAACAGTTAAGAACGGCTTGGCTACTTACAAGTATGTCTATAAGAACCCCAGACCTTCAGAGAAGGTTGATGTAGAAATGTTTCAAGATCAAGTCAAGCGTAAATACAGTCGTGGTGGTAAAGTTTAACAACAAAAAACAGGAGCAGTTATGTCTATTTGGAACACAGTAAGAACCAATATTAGAGCTGGCATTAAATGGGCTTTTTCAAATTATGAAAAACCAAAGTCAACGAAGTCGGAGGCTTCAGCCGTGATTAGAAGAAAGGCTGAACCCAAACCAGTTGCCAAACCCAAAACAACTACCAAGCGGGTTCGTGCCCGCACTATTAAAGGGCGTTACAGGGGAGATGATAAATCCACTCCCGATGTTGATGAGGCTTGGACTACAGTTAAAGTACCTGTAAGACGGGTAGATAAAACAAAGAAATAATTTATGGCAATAGAAAAGCAAATTCCGCCCACGAATGGCGAGATTAAGGACGAGGAATTGGAGATTTCCATTCTGAATCCAGAAGCGGTTGGCGTGCAAACCGAAGACGGCGGTATGTTAATCGACTTTACAGACGGCGAAGATGAATTTGCAGGTGGCTTTAATGACAATCTAGTCGAATTGATGGAAGAAGGCGACCTAAACTCTTTAGGCAGTGAGTTGATCTCCCAATATCAAGGCGACAAGGACTCCAGACAGGACTGGGAAGACACTTATCGCAAGGGTTTAGACCAGTTAGGCTTGAAAATTGAAGATCGAACAGAGCCTTGGGCAGGAGCTTGTGGTGTATTTCACCCATTATTGACAGAATCGGTAGTACGTTTCCAATCACAGGCAATATCGGAGATTTTTCCCGCCGCAGGACCTGTAAAAACACAGATATTAGGGAAACTTACGGACGAAAAGGAAGAACAGGCGTTTCGGGTTCAGGATTACATGAATTATATGCTGACGGAACGCATGGTAGAGTACCGTAGCGAGACCGAAAAGCTATTATTCAGCTTACCCCTAGCAGGATCGGCATTCAGAAAGATATATTACGACATTAGCATGGGCAGACCGTGTTCTATCTTTGTGCCTGCCGAAGATTTAGTGGTTTCTTACGGAGCCAGTGACTTATTGACCGCTTCCCGTGTCACTCAGGTGATGAAGAAGACTAAAAACGACATCAGGAAGCTACAAGTAGCAGGATTTTACCGAGATATTGAATTACCCGACCCATCCCCCGATATTGACGAAGTTAGACGCAAATACGATCAATTAACGGGAGATAGTCCAGATTATAGCTTCGATAGACGCTATACGTTGCTGGAAATGCACGTTAATTTGGACTTAATCGGCTATGAAGACACCGATAGCGAAGGAAATGAGACGGGAATCGAACTTCCCTATGTTGTTACCATTGATTTAAGCTCAACTAAGGTATTGTCCATTTATCGTAACTGGTATCAGGACGATACACAGAAAATGGCGAGACAACACTTCGTCCATTACGAATATCTACCAGGTTTAGGCTTTTATGGCTTCGGTTTAATCCACCTAGTCGGTGGTTTATCCAAGTCAGCAACCTCATTACTCAGACAATTAGTTGATGCAGGTACTCTGTCCAATCTTCCTGGTGGTTTGAAGTCAAGAGGACTGCGTATTAAGGGCGATGATTCCCCCATTATGCCTGGTGAGTTTAGGGACGTGGATGTCCCAGGGGGTGCTATTAAAGACAATATCACTTTCCTTCCGTACAAGGAACCAAGCGTGGTTCTGTATCAGTTACTTCAAACCATCGTGGAAGAAGGACGCAGGTTTGCTTCCGTAGCCGATATGAAGATTTCGGATATGAACAATGAGGCTCCTGTAGGAACCACATTGGCGATTATGGAACGCAGCATGAAGGTCATGTCTGCTATTCAAGCCAGACTCCATGCGGCGATGCGTAGGGAGTTTCGCATTCTCACTAACATTATCAGGGATCAAGGTCCAGAAGCCTACCCCTATGAAACCGCAGAAGAGGAGGCATTGGTAGCCCAAGACTTTGACCAAAGGGTTGATGTGTTGCCCGTTTCCAATCCAAATGCTGCCACCATGTCCCAGCGAATTATGCAGTACCAAGCGGCTCTGCAATTGGCCGCTCAGGCTCCGGATATGTACGATTTACCGCTGTTACATCGGCAAATGCTTGAAGTTTTGGGTATTCGTGATGCTCAAGACGTTATTCCTGATGAGGATGCCATCGATCCGACCGATCCGGTCACTGAAAACATGAACATCATCAATGGTAAGCCGGTTAAAGCCTTTATTTACCAAGATCATGAGGCGCACATCCAGTCGCACACTTCCTTGGTCCAAGATCCAAAGATTTTAGAGCTGATCAGCCAAAGCCCGACTGCTGAAGCGACTCAGGGGGCGATGGCGGCGCATATTTCCGAGCATGTGGCCTTCCAGTACCGCAGTGAGATAGAAAAAGAACTTGGTGTGCCGTTGCCGCCACCCGATAAGCCGTTACCGGATGATATTGAGTACCGATTGTCGCAATTAGTAGCGCCAGCAGCTGCACAGTTGCTGGGTAAGGACCAA